TGGCTTTACTCATGGCTATATTAAGAAGTTAGAACGTAAAGGATTAAGATTTCGTAAGCAGGGGAAAGATATTATGTACGATGTCAATGATGTTTATGAGATTTTAGAGTTAGAAAAGCAAGTACGAAAATTAAGAGCGTAAGGAGAACGAAAAATGACAGAACCAACTTTAGCAAGCCAATTTTTTGGAATTGCAACAACTATGATTAGTTTGTTCATTGTATTGTCACTGATTGCATATGGTGAACAAAAAGCAAAACGGCAACAAGAAGAGCAAGAAGAACATGACAAGATGATTATTGAGATCTACCAACAAGGGCGAAATCAATTCAACAATATTGCTCGTGAAAACATCAGAAATTGTGACAGAAAATTCACGTTTAACGAACATCCTCCTGTTGGTCTATCAAAAAAGCAAAAATAAGGAGCAAAGCCAATGTCAACAGATTACAATCAATCAATCAAATGGGTTGAAAATACAATCCAAATTTATAACGAGCTTCTCGATGATAAAAAACGACAACAATCAAGGCACGACGTAATATTTTATAACTACAACCTTGAAAATTTAACTCTAATCAAAGAATACCTTAATGATTATGAAAAACTGGCCAAAGACTATCAGAAACTTTCAAATAAAAATAAGTTACTTAGATTGCAGATAATGGAATTAGAAAGTCACAAAATTTATGAAGATATGAAGAAAGACTATCGAGCAAACCGTAGGAAATGGCTATCAAGATAAAGTTAGAAGAGGAAATCTATATGTCTGAAATCAAATGGATTAAGATTACGACGGATATTTTTGATGATGAAAAGATACGCCTTATTGATGCACTACCAGATCATGATGCAATTTTGGTTATATGGTTTAAAATCCTAGCTCTTGCTGGCAAACATAATCGCAACGGACTTTTGATGATGTCAGATAAAGTTCATTACACTGATGAGATGCTTGCAACAATCTTTCAAAGGCCTCTGAATAGTGTAAGAATGGCTCTTGGAATTTTTGAACAATTCGGAATGATTGAAATTATAGATGGTGTTATCACGCTGCCAAATTGGGAAAAACATCAAAATATTGACGGGATGGAAAAAATCAAGGAGCAAACACGCAATCGTGTTGCAAGACATCGTGAGAAACAAAAAAACCTTGCTCTTGGTAACGTTACATGTAACGTTACAGTAACGGACGGTAACGCACTAGAAGAAGAAGTAGAAGGAGATAAGACTAAGATTAAGAATAGATTAGATAAAGATAAGAATATAACTACTACTAGTAGTAATGAAAATATCCTTGAATTATTCCAATCTGAGTTTCGTAGATTACTATCAGGTTTTGAGATTGAGGAAATTAATCATCTGTTAAAGGAAAATGATGTTGAACTAGTTAAAGAAGCATTGAAAACAGCTATTAATTTAGGTAAACCAAACATCAAATATATTGGTGGCATTCTAAGAAATTGGCAGCTGAACCAGGTTACGACAGTTGAGCAAGTTCGACAATCAGAAAAGCAACACAATGAGAAAAAATCAGGACAGGAGGTAAAAGACGAATGGGGGTTTTAGAACTTATCAAGCAATTTGAAGAGGAATTTTATCCGATAAGTGAAGAAAAGAAGTCTTTGCTAATAAAACAACCTCTTTCTACCGTTACTGCTTGTTTGTCAGATATGGCTAGCTGGAAAGCTTGTGGAGGTAGGATGTCATGGTAACGGATGCTTTAGAAGAAATGGCTCTCTCTTATCACAGAAATACTGAAGAACAGGATGAAATTTGCGACAAACACAAAATTCCTTTGATTAAGATTATTCGTACAAACGATGTTCTCTGTCGCTTATGCGAATCCGAACGGATTCATGCAGAGAATCAGATAAGAGTAAATGAGCTTGCTGACGCAGAATACGAGAGAGAGCGTAAGTTTTATCTCGAAAAATTCTCTTTATATGATGATGTGCTGAAGAATGCTACTCTTGAGAATTTTGACACACTTACTGAAAAAGAAGCTGAAAAGTTAGATTTTGCCAAAAAAATCTGTAAAGAGTGGGCAGACGGTGCCAGAAATAATGTTATTTTTCAAGGCGAAGCTGGAACAGGTAAGAGCCATCTTGCATTTGCGATTATGAAGAAACTATCAGCGATTACAAAAGAAATTGCTATCTTCATCAATGTTACTGATCTTCTGATGAAGATTAAGACGGATTTCAGCCAAGAAGAGTTCCTGGTAAATAAGATTGCTAGCGCAAAGTTTTTAGTCCTAGATGATCTTGGGATGGAGAAAGACAGTGAATGGTCCTTCAGCATTCTTTACAACATCCTCAATAAAAGGGCCAACACGATTATCACTACAAACCTAACTGCACAGGAAATCCAAAAGCGATACGGTCGGCCATTCATGAGTCGTTTGATGAAAGGTGTAGACAATGATCATTTGATGGTATTCAATGATTTGAAAAATAAAAGGAAAGATTACTTTTAGAAAGGTGGTACACCTTATTGTTAAAACTATATTTTGTCTACAACGGACATCGAAGATTTTTTCTAGGTTATTTCAACAACGTTGATGAACTTATCGAACGGATGAAAGACCATCAATGGGCTTTCTCAGGTATCACCAGACCAAAATTCAAAAAATATATCGGAAAAGACGATGTACGTTTTGATTATGGTGCGATAGATTGTTATTACTTAGCAGTAAAATCAACGTGCCGCGAACCACGTTAAAAGCGAGCTAGGAAGCGTCAATCAGTCGTGTGACTAATGGACGAGCGACTGCCCGTATTTAGCCAATTAACACAAAGGCAGTCGCATTTTTTTGAAAATAAAATGAATGAAATCAAAGAAAAAGCCCTAGCTAAGTTGCTAGAGGAATTAAACCAACCACATGATACTGCACTTGACCGTGTTCATAATTGGATATGCGATCAGGAAGACAATGAATTATTCGAAGGCATTCTAAAGGAGCGATACTCTCTGAAATGTGCTTTAAGCTTCGCAAAAGAGAAAGCTCGTAAATTTGCTGAAAATGGAGTCGCTTGTATCGATGATGCTACTGTCTTCAGATGGATTCGAGAATACTTTATCTCAAATTCGCAAGTATCTAACATCAAGCAGGTGCCTGTTGAATCCGTCAAGAATAAGGCAGAAAAGCCAAAAAATCCTCTTGAAAACAAAGTTGAGGAGGTCAAAATTAAGAAAGAGAAAGGAGTAGTCGAAAAGCAAATGAGCATTTTCGATTTCTTGGACGAATGAAAAACGAACAATGGAAGCGAGAAGCTGATAGACGATTGAAACCACCTGCAGATTTCTGGAGATGGTGCTACTCGCAGATCACAACGTACAAATGGAGCAATAAGGACAAGACCATAATCGCTTCAGATTTGGACCTTGGCTATTGTATCGAGAAACGACTGACAAAGTCATCAAGGCTCACTTTTTATGACAAAACCTACTTTTTCTCTATCATTCTCAGCACCTCAAAACGCATCGAGATTCAATCTTATGAATTTAGTTCGAAGTTAGTCGAAGGAAAACAATTTATTGATTGGCATTTTACGAATTTAGAGCGATTTGAAAATGACAAGCACACAAAAATTGGCCAAGATTACAACGGGCAATACTATCCATATCTATTTGCTAATTTCTTTAGTGGTGGTTTTTACACAGGAAATATTTTTTATCCAAACAATTGGGCTGAGAGACTTAGAAAAGTATCCGAACTCAAATATTTGGAATTCGATAATATCTATTTTTGGGAAATTGAACGACTTTACAAATATAAGTTTGAAATTGAGTTTGCTCAAAAGATTCATGCTTACAGGTTGGCCAACGAAATCATGTTTCCGAATTATAGAATCGGATTTACAAGAACCGTAGATATGCGGACCTTGAACCGCAGATGGCTTCAGAAGAATAAACAATTTTTCAAGAATTCAAATCGCAGCTTTAACGAATTTGAGTTGAGCCGTCGATTAAAAGAACGGAACGGCCAGCTAGTACCTGGTATCGAGTCTTATCTGACTTACCACGATATCAAGCATATACCGAAAGGTGTAGGGATCAATAAGTTTCAGAAATGGGTTATTAAGTATCACATTGAATTCAATGAGTATCTTGATTATCTTAAAATGCTACGAGAAATGGGAATTGAGCCTGAAGGTGATGCTATGCTTGTACCAAAGGATTTCACGGCCATGCACAATCACACGGTTGGATTATATAATCAATTCGTTGAAGAAAAACGCAAAATGGAAGATAAGAAGAAACGCAAGCAGCTTGAAGCTGAGTTTAAACTTAAAGAAGGAATGGATAAAACCATCCACGGGTACGCATTCCATGTCCCTAGAAAAGTGGCCGAACTGATCTACGAAGGGAAGAAATTACATCACTGCGTAAGTTCATACACAGATAAGCATTTCAAAGGAGATACTCTAATAGTATTTGTACGCTTATCAAATCAACCTAAAAAACCTCTTTACACACTCGAAGTAAGACAGGGGAAGATAGCCCAATTTCGTGGCAAGTATAACCAAGATGTACCAGCTGAAGTATGGGACATAGCCCAAGAATGGATGAAGCAAACGAAATTAGTACCAAAAGCAGCATAAGTGAAAAAGGAGTTAGTGAAGATGAAACTTGAAGACGTAAACAAAGCTAGACATATCATTCATTTGATTAAAGAGTACAAATATTTCTTAGAGGTTAAACGCAAGTGCTGGAATGAGATTAGTATTACAAAGAAAGAGACTAATTATATTCTTAAAACGGCTTATGGATTTCTTTCAAAAGAAATCAAAGCAGATGAGATATTGTCTAGTCTAATCACAGAAACCATCCAGAATCGAATCGAAATGCTAAAGCAAGAACTTCTTGAATTAGGGGTAGAAATGGAGGATGGGGAAGATGAATAAAGAAAAAGTGTTTATCGAGGGATATGAAGTTGGTTTTCAAATCGATACATTAAGAACTAGAGAGAAGATAATTCAGTTAGTCAGTGGAGAAACCGTAAGTATAGACGAGAACTTCATTTACAAATCGATTGAACAGGAGAAAGTCACAATCCCACAAGATGTAGCGGATTGGATTGAATACTGCAAAGTCAGGAAAATTACTTTAGCTCACGCACTCTATTGTTCTGAAGAAGCAAAAAACAAAAGCGTTTATCGTTGGATCTTCGAAAGCTTAGATCACCAAGAAACATTCGCGCTAGCTTGGATTTTCGGATACAAGATTGATAAAGAGAAGCGATATATTGTAACTCTGAAATCAAGTGGACAAAAGTTGTACTATCACACTGAAGATGAGGATTATATTTTCTCTAGCTATGATGGAGTATTCTATTCAGAATATCATACTAAAACCGATCTAGAAGAAAATGACATGAGTTGGGTGTTTGATTGCCCTGGTATGGAAATTCAAGAGGTTGAGTGATGTCATGTAGTGAAAGTTTAAAAAAAGAAAAAGAATTGACTGCTATTATTTTAAATCTCAAGATAGAAGTCTTACAAAATGATGATAAATTGAGCAGTCAATCATTAAGCAACATCAAAAGGCAAGCAAGGGATCTATATGAATGCCTAGTATGGTTGCAGTATAGTGCGGAGGAGTCGGATAGATGAGTTATGATTTGGAAATCTTGGGAAAAATAGAAAGCGGAGATTATATTTGCATAGATGAACCTGAAAATAGTTCTCCGACCTACAATCTTGGGGAAATGTTTAGGATTGCTATGAATTGGGATTTCAAACAAGGTACTATCTACAATGTTGCTCAGATTTTTGAAAACATTCAACGTGGCATCTCAGAACTGGAACAGTATCCTGAAAAGTATGTACAGTATGAACCTGAGAACAAATGGGGGACCGTCAGCAGTGCGTTAGAAGATTTGAGATCATTGAGAGATTGTATTTTAGAACAAGATATTGATACAAAATATTTATATATGAGGTGGTAATATGACACGACCAAACAGATACCCGTACACACGAAGTCAATGGATTGAAGAAACCGATGATTATTATACATATGCAGACGATAAGTGTTTTCAAATTCGAGTTTTAAAAAATAGACTCACTAGAGAATTCAAGAGCAAGGAGGTGGAGTGATGGAAGAAGTTATTATGGCTACGTTACCTAACAAAGAATTAAATCGTTTAATTAAAATTGAAATTGCAGTTGAAAATTTAATTGAAAACGGAATACTTGATGAAGATGTCTTTAATGAGTATTTGAAGGAAGCGTAGATCGAGGAGGTAGAAGAATGAGTAGATTTGAAATTTCCCTGTCTAAAAATGACCTTGAACATATCGCTAACGGTTATGACATCAAAATCAAAATTAACGGTAAAAGATTTTCGGAAACAAATGAAATCATTTTGAAGCCTGCATTGACAAATGATGTTATGGCTCCAATATTGAATTATAGAAATAAAATAATCGATACTGAACAGCAAAATATTGTTAATAATTTCCTGGGAGGTGCAAGATGATACCAAAATTCAGAGGGTTATCCATTGACGAAAACAGCAAAGGAGAATGGCAATACGGACATTTGATTGAAGATAGAGGAAGAGCATTTATTATCAACAAAGTGGTAGAAGCTAATGAACAATACATTACTATAGGTTCTTGGTGTCCTGTAAGTATAGAATCAGTAGGACGTTTCACAGGGATGTTTGATAAAAATTTACGGGAGATATACGAGAAAGATATTTTAGGTACAAAAGATGGTTTGTTAAACGGATTTATCGAATATAGAGAAGATTTAGGAATGTTTGTGAATAGCTTGATTAGATACAACAATTTTGAACGATTATGTAATGTGGCTAATTCAAGAGAAATCATCGGCAATGTCTACGAAAATCAGGAGCTTTTGGAGGTTCCAGAATGAAACGCTTCTTAATTGGCTATGCCTTACTTACTACTTGCTTATTATTTATGCAACGATCGATTATAGACGAGCAACAAAAACCCTTACTAGTCTATCATGCTGATAGTAAATACGCTATCACTGGAAAGGTTGAAGAAAAACGAAAAATCGGAAGTCTATTCACAATCACAGTTGACGGGAATGTTTTCGTGGTTAGTGAGCAGAAGTACAACAATACAGAAATTGGAAAAGAGGTAAAATTATGAACTACAAAACTAAAATCAATGGAAAAGAAATCGAATACGGTGCACTAGTTGAAAAATCACATTTTTCAGACGAAGAATGGTCTGCCATCTATGCAGAAATTGCAAAACAAAATTACCCAGAAATCTTTGAAAGCAGAAAATCAGATACTGCATTTATTGATACGCTTGGTGCCTGGATTTCACTAGAAGAACGATACGAAGCATTACTTGAGCTATTACCTCAAGATCAATACTATTACGCTGGTACTCATCCAAAATGGGTAGCAGATGCAGTCGCAGAAAACACCTTGAACAAAGAAGATACAAAAGACGATGTGCTTGATTTAATTGAACGATGCTCAACTCTAGATGAATTGAAGAGTGAGCTGACAGAATATTTTGATTTGGAAGAAATGTAGGGTAAAAACATGAACACACTAGAGAATGTAAAGCAATGGTTTATTGATCGTGACTTAGAAAATGGTGGACGATTAGATAAACAGTCACTCAAGCTTAGTGAAGAGTTCGGTGAGTTATGTGCTGGGTATCTCAAGAAGAATGAGAAAGTGACCAAAGATAGCATCGGAGATTGTGCAGTCGTTATTGTAGGATTGGCATTACTCATTAAAGAAGATGTCAATCAGATTTTTGAAGAGTCTGATAACATACGTAAAAAAGATGTGATGGAAAGCTTCATCTCAATCAATGCAAATATTAGTGAGTTTCAACTCTCACAAGGATTTGCAAGTAAAGAGCTATGCAGACACAATCTAGTCCGCTGCATTGGTTATCTGAAAAATCTTGGTTATGATTTTGATGAATGTTTTGAATTAGCTTATCAAGAAATCAAAGACCGTAAAGGTCGCTGGATTGATGGTTCGTTCGTGAAAGAGGAGGATTTACCAGATGACTCCAAGATTTAGAGCGTGGCATAATGAACTTGGTAGAATGATGTCGATAAAAAACATGTGGTTCCAAAACAGTCGCATTGAAGAACTTGAACTAAATGACGCAGTCATGAATGATTGTATTACAGCTTATCCTGACGAAATCGAACTCATGCAATCAACAGGA